ATGTATTGGCAGATGGCGTCACGTTGAACAGCATTGAACCCGAAAAACCACCCGCACCGTGGAAACGAATGCCCATCGCAGGGTCATCCCCTGCGTATTTCCAACCGCCGGAATAATAGGCGTTCATCAGGTAGCCGCTGTAATTACTAGCCCATGTGCCTGATAAAAGTGGCATCGCATCCACGGCCCCTTGTTGTAACATTGCACCGTTCCAAGTTAGATTGGCTTCACCCTGCACACAGTTAGCAGTTCCCGTAGCTGTTATGACATTGTTGTTGCAATTGGCGTTAATTGTAATTCCACCACCAGCCGCATCTTCCCAAGCAGGGGCCGTACCAGCACCAGTAGAGGTCAAAACTTGTCCATCAGTGCCGTAGTTTGCACCGCCGATTCCTATCTCGCCTTGACTTGTAATTCTTATTTTTTCAGTGGCACATTCACTGTGACCAGTGTAGAAAACTAGGTCAGTGGCGTTTACTGTGGCAGAGAATGTCCCCTGCGCTATTGCCGCAATTCGGGCCGCTATAGTTATGGCGTCCGTGCCACATTCAGCAGGAGCTTGGAATTCTAATTTTCCTAGAACATCACAGGCTACAACCGTTGCCTCGCCTGTAGTTAGTTTTAAATGTCCGGGGCCAGCCGCCGTTGCTCCTCTAACTTCAAGCATGTTAGCGGATTCGTCCCATTCCATGTATGCTCCCGCACTAGCACCGAAGAACTTAACATCAGCCCCGGTATCATCTACCCCAACTGTCAGGGTTCCACTCATGGTTACACCCTCGGAACAGTTATTGGTATTGATCGCAATAATCCCGGCTTTGCCGGAAGCATCAAAAGATAAAGCTGATGTAGTGTTATCAAGAAGGTCAATATCGGTAGCGGCTGACAGTGTTATACAACCACCGCCGATAGTGAGATCGGTTACGGAAGGGGAAGCGGTCCATGCCGGGACACAAGATCCACCCATAGCAAGGACAGTATTAGCGGCTCCCTTCCCCAACCGGGAAAGCTGGGAGCCGGAGGATGCGTAGACTATATCGCCGGTAGCCTGACACGCAAATACGTGACCGCCTACGGCTTCGTACTCGGCCTGGGTTAAAGTTGTCCCGGCACTCAGGTGTTTAAATTCATCTGCCATTGTAAGCTCCTATCTGTCATAGCCCCGCTCCATAGCTTTGTGAAGCCTGTGGCGGTTCTCGGCTTCCTCTATCCGCTTCATAAACGGGTAGCAACCATCGTTGCATTTAGGCTTGCCGCAGGTGGGAGCGTCACACAGGAAACAGTAACCCCGCTCTATTCCAGAACCAAAATGTACGTGTACCAGGAACTGACAGTGGACGCACTTGAAGGTACTAGATTCCTTCACCCCACCGTATGGGTCTGTGATCAGGGCATACCCTTCAGCATCGGCCATTACTCAGTCCAGTGGAATCCTATCATGTAATCTGTAGTTGCTGAAGCATGGTCTGCCTTCCCGCCGAAACCGTCAGTGGTAGTAGCGGGAGCCACGAATTCCCCACCAGGGGGAGCAACCCAGCGGTAAGTGGCACGGTGATTCAACGGAACCCTCAAGAGGTCTCCATCGGCTACAACCGCCAGTCCACTGGTAGTCGAGGTATTTACATACGTGGGCTCTGATGTAAGGTTAGAGTGGAACACTGATCGTGCCGCCTGTCCGGCAGCGTCCGATAACAATGTGGGCGTAATCGCCCCACCACTGGAACCCGGTGCTGTTACCTGTCCTATCAAGTAGATGGAAGTCAGGTCAGCCGGAGTACCCACGTTGCCCATGTTTATTTCATAGAGCCAGATGCGGTGAGCGGTGCTGGCATTTACCGTAAGGGATGCCGCCGAATCCGCAGTTGACGTTAATGTGTTAAATCCGTCTTGGTGATATCTTTCTCCAGGCATATCCTGGCCTCCTTAATATCCAGCCCCTTCCTCTACGCCCCAGATCATACCGGAGATCGTAGAACTGGCTGTGACATCTATTTGTAAATCATCATTGCTGGCTAGCAAGATCCCGTCACCCAGATCGGGTGAGTCATGGATACCCGCCGCTGCCAGCAAGGGAGTCTGAGCTAACACTGTCGTATCTGCCGAGGCCGCAACAAACTCTATCGCGGCATTAGCACTAGATGACAGTGACCACCCGAGTAGACGGACTCGCCGGTCATTGGTAGGAACCCAGACATTCTCTGCGGTTCCCGCCGTTATGGCGTTAGCGTCTATCATTTTAAATATGTTGGCCTGTATTTTCGGCCCTCTATTCTGTCCCGGCATTAGAAGGGCTCCGTCTTGGTATGAGCGAGGTCCTGTCTGCCAGCACCACGCATATAAACCAGACAACAACTTACATCTGACCCGTCATCCGATATGAATTGAGCCCTCTTCTGAAAAGAGTGAGGGATCGTTGCCGGATGTCCTAGCGTAATCTTATTACCAAGGGTTGATGTCGGAGTTACCGATGGAGCCCAATGTAGTGAATCACCCGAAGGTGTAAACACAATTATTTGACCGGTATTCTGCGGTATGGTTGCCCCAGCATCCGCAAGGGTTTCCGCTGAAGATCCCATTGCCAGTATTTCAAAACCAAGATAATCACTTTTTTGGGGCATTACTTCTGCCATGTTTACTCCTTGATCTCCCAGCGATCCGTACCGTAGCCCTGGGATTTAAAACGAGCGAGTTCTGACGCTACATATTTCCTGGCATCGTCAGGGTCTAGACCTCTGGGTACATTCAAGATTGGGATATTATGGTCTTGAAGGAAATCGACCACCGTACCGGGATGACTGTCATCAGGCCAGTCCATACGATTAAATACGGACCGTACCATCTTGGCTACATCCCTCGGATCAGATCCTCTCTTGGCAGACGAAATAGCAGCTACCAGGGTTTCATCCATCGGTTGAGATACTGTCTCGCCCTCATGGATCTGGGTAGCTTCCCATTCCTTGTGTGCCTTGCTGGTCTTGTGACCTACGAGAGCAAGACTGTTCTTAAACTCACGGCCACATTCACATATAACAGGACTAGTCGTAGTCATATTCCTCCCTTGTTACCACCGCTGAGTAGAGCCACCTAAGCCACCACGGGGGCTTTTTTAATTTCCCCCGATCCTGCTTCAGTATGGCAGTTGTATTATTGGTCAGGAAGCTGGAGGACTTGCCCTCGTTAGATCCCTTGGGCGGGCCTACTTCCTCTAGCAACTTCCTCCTGATTAATTCAACATCGATACGCCTTCTGAACTCCAGCCATTGCTTGGGAGTATGAGGTGTTCCGGCTATATTGACTATATTGCCGTTGAACTCCACGCTCCTGCCGCCTACCTTAACCTCGTTAAGAGTTATCTGGCCGGATTTTGGGGGTTCGCTTTCAGCAAGACGGACCCCCGCGTATCTGAGTTTTACCACTTACACACACTCAATAGTCACGGATAGACAGAGCATGATGGGATCGTCACCACCCGCACCTTCAGCGGCTTTCTTGACATCTACGCCGATCACGTTACCTGGTGAAATAAGACCGGCTGCGTCAAAGGCTGCCGATACATCGGCTACTGCGAGGTCATTTGCTGCCACGGTCAAGGCTGCGGCAGTTATGCCGTCCGTATTTGCCGTAGTTGTTTCATCATCGATACCGCCGGATACGTCAATCGTGTAAGTATCCGAAGCATCAAGAGCGGTTCCAGTTCCGCACCACCATAGCCATGCACCCTGTACAGCTACACAGTTCTGAGGAACCATGAAGGCCGCACCAACGGCAGCATCGGTATCGTCCAATCCTACCCCGTGGAAATCGCCATCGAAGTCCTGGGGAGCAGAAGACTCGGTGTAGGGAAACTGCAAGTTAATTGTTTCTTCATGTAAGGGCTTGATATCTATCACTACCCGCTCGGTATCAAGAGCGAACCCTACGGCCTGGCTTAAAGCTTCGGCTGTAGTAGTTGGATTGATACGGGTTGCCGTGATATCACCAGCCGTTTCACTGAGGAACATCGCCGAACCCTGGGTGTATGGAGCATCGGTATCCCGAATGATCCCACCCCGGCAGAGAACCCCGACATCGCCTGAGTCATAGGTGTTTACAGCCATAGCTTCGGCGAACTTGGTGTTATCTGTAGCATCGGCAAGTTCCCAGTCCGTACCGTCAAAATACATCATGTCTCCGGCGGTTACGTCAGTACTTCCTATAGTTGCGGAGAATTTATCTCTCGCTTGTTCTACATGGGGATCAGCCATTTCTATTTACCTCATCATCAAATTACGGAACTAAGCTCAACGAGGTAAGTCGTTGACTAAGCAGCGGAGTCAATCCCTGCCAATCCAGCACAGACCTTGGCTGAATACAGTACGGCATTCAGATAGACTACCATCCTGTAAGTATCTTCGTTCTTATCAACCTTGGTTCCTAACCGTTGGATGTCAGGATCGAGTACCGCCCCGTTATGGATTACGGTCCAGCCCTGTTTCTCTTCACCGGTTTTCAACGCATAAATGGTTGTAGCGGATGAAGATCCCCAGGCCCCGGAATTCTCGTATGTTTCACTGTTGGATATGTAGTCATTTATGACCACGGGTATTCCATTGTAAAGAGTGTATTGATGACCGAACATTTCGGCACTGTTAAGTACCACGCCGGAACCGGTGGCCCGGGCAAGAGCGGTCAATTTACGCCTCATGGTCTTGTTCATCATCAGGAAGTCGGGTTTACCCAGTTCGACCATGTCGATCATTGCGTCTAAACGGTCAAGGGTTAACTCGGTTTCATCGCCAGCAATTGTGGATGGGGTTGAACCATCATCCATCATGAGCAAGCGGGAATCGCTGATAAGCAAGCTGGTCAATCCTTCGGGTTCAGTAGAGACCGCACCGGAGTTACCATTGATAAGCAAGTCTTCCAGCTTACGTGCGATAGACTTGGACATCTTGCTGAGGAGTACAGCTTCCTGTGACTGGACGTTATCAACGGTTTGCATTGCGAACCGGTCCAATGGATGCTGGATACCTACAGTGGTAAGGGA